CGTCCGGACCGGTCACGGTGTGGTGGATCATCACCCCGTGCACCGGGCCCCACTTGCCCTTGTGGTTGCGGTTGTTGGTGCGCCAGCCGGGCACCTCGTGGACAGTGCAGCCCTCGGCGCGCAGCGCGGCCACGAGCCGGGCGGCAGTGAGCGGTGTGGCCATGTGGCCTCCAGAGATGGCAAAGGCCCCGGCCGGCAGGCGCGGGGCGTAGGGGTGGGCGGGGGTCAGGAGACGAGGTTGGCGCCGGGCGATGTGGTGCCGCCTGTGTAGGCGGTGATGGCCGCGGTGCTGAAGATCAGCGCGGTTCCGACGGCCCAGCCGCAGTTCGTGAGGTCGTTGTTGGCGACGACGTTGCCGGCCGCGCTGGTGGGACTGACGGTGATGCCGTTGGTGCCTGAGCCCTTGATGATGCGGTTGCCCACGACGGTGCCGTCCTGGGCGCCGTCGCTGAGGCGGACACCGGCGGCCGCGGCGTTGTTGATCCAGTTGCCTTGCACGCTGAACTTGCTGCTGGTGGCGACGAACACGCCGTGGTTGGCGGCGGTGGTGTCGATGGTGTTGCCGGTGATGTTCGCCCCGACGCAGCCCGTCACGTTGATCCCGTTGGAGCCGGGGTTCCGGATCGTGTTGGAGCCGATGTGCGCGCCGTCCGAGTTGAAGCAGACGATGCCCGTGGACTGCGTGCCGGAGATCGTGTTGCCCGAGACGTTCGGCCGCGAGCAGTACTCCACATGGACCCCGTTGGAGAGGTCCGTGTTGAACCCCAGCACGCTGTTGCCGGAGATCTCGACCTGGTCGTAGGTGCCGCCCGAGGCGCCGAAGACCCTGATCCCGGATGCGTCTTTGGCGCCCTCGATCGTGTTGCCGACGATGCTGATGTTCCGGCCGTTGATGGTGTAGCCCTCGGACGGCCCGGCTCCGGCGGGGCCAGGGCGGGAGAGCTGGATGCCGGACAGGCCCGAGCCGTTGATGACGTTGTCGGCGATGACCGCGCGGCGCCAGCCGAACCCATAGACACCCTGCTGGCGGGTGCCCTCGATGCGGTTGCCGATGATCTGGATGCCGTAGTAGTAGACGCCGGAGCGCAGCATGTGGGAGCCGAACCCGCGGCCGAAGGATCCGAGGCGGCTGGACGCTCCGACCTGGCAGCCCTGGATCAGGATGTCCTTGGACGGGGTGTTGTCGAACAGGCCGATGGCGGCCGACCCGGACACGGCCATGTCGATCTGGATCGCTTCGCTGAAGTCGCGGCTGCCGTCGCCGCTGTTGTCCTTGTAGCCGAGGAAGCGGCAGTTGATGGCGCGGCCGCGGCTGGTGCTGTTGAACTCCAGGCCATGCGCGCTGCTCACGTTGGTGATGGTGGCGTCCCGGACGGTGATGTCCTCGCAGTGGATGAAGCCCATGCAGTTCGTCGTTGCCGTGACGGTTCCGACTCCGGCGTCGGCGGCGTTGGCGTCCCACGTGCCGCCCAGGATCTGGATGTGTGAGTGGCCGCTGTACCCGGCGAACGTCTCCGAGCCCAGGAAGTTCCTGAGCAGGCCCGAGTTGCCGATCGCCTTGATCGTGGCCCCGTAGGCCCACACTGTGGTGTTGTCGTACACCACCAGGAAGGTGCTGACGCCGTAGGTCTTCCCGCCGGGGATGATGACCGTGCCGCCGCCGGCGGCGTGCGCGGCGTCCAGCTGGGCCTGGATCGCCCAGCCGTCGTCCGAGACGCCATCGCCCGCGGCTCCGGTGACCCAGAACAGGCCGGCCTCGGTGTACGTCGTGATGTCGGTGGTCTCGTCGTGGGAGTAGCCGCCCGGCGTCTCGCTGATCCACATCGAGGTGACGCGCACGTTGGTGCCGGTGGCGATGGCCCCGGATCCGGAGATGGAGCGCAGGTTCACCTCGCCCGAGGTGACGATGGTGGCCTCGCCGTCGGTGGAGCCGTTGCCCCAGGTGGCGTTGACCGCACGGGGCGGGGCCCAGCCGGACGGCAGCGTGCACAGGAGCGGGTCGCCGCTGATGTTGCCGGACCCGGCCGACGACTCGGTGATGGCCGCGCCGGTGCGGGTGATGAAGATGTCGACCTCGGTGATGCCGTGCACGCGGGTGCCCTGGAAGGACGACACCGACCAGCCGGACGGCACGACCAGCCCCGACGTGATGACCTCGTCGGCGGTGTTGTCCATCAACCGCTCGGGGGTGATCTTGAGCCCGTTGAGCCACTTCACGCGGGCGCCTCCTTACTCGGTGAGTGCCGTGAACGGCATCTGGAACAGGGACACCCGGGCGCCTGCGGGCTGGGCCTTGATGACGCCGTTGACGGAGCGCACGACGGTGAACGCCTGCGGGGCAGCGATACGGAACCGGCGGAACCGCAGCTGGGGGTTGACCGGGGTGGAGCCGGTGTTGGCGTAGGAGCGGGTGCCGACGGTGGCGGCCGCCGTCAGCACGGTGTCGGTGACCTCGATGTGCCAGGCCGTCGGCTCGGGCTGGCTGGCCGGCCAGACCTTGGCTTTCAGGGCGCTGCCGATGGCCTGGAGCCGGACCCGGTACCAGGTGCCAGCGGTGTGGGTCAGGCCGGTGGTGTACGAGGCGAGCTGCGTTTCGACGTTGGCCGCCCGGCGTCGCAGCGTCAGGACGATCCCGGCCGTCGTGGTGAAGTCGAGCCTGGCCATGTAGAAGTCGACATTTCCGTTCGCGCGCACATACGGGCCCGCGTACAGCGACGAGCCCGCGGCCAGGACGGACGTGGCCACGTCCACGTAGAGGTCGACGTCGGCCGAGGGGGCCGGGGTGTGCGTGAGGTGGGCGATGCCGGTGGTCGGCTGGGTCGTCGACCCGTAGCCGGAGCCGACGGCGTAGTCGGCGGCCGTGCCGGTGACGGTCCAGGCCTGCCCGGTGTCCATCGTTCCCCAGCCGCTCGCCACGGTGCGGTCGAAGGAGTCCTCGCGCGCGCCCGTGACGGCCGTCAGGGTCATGCGCTCGCCGTCGACGAGGATGTCCATGGGGAAGTCGCCGGGGTAGTCGGCCGAGCGCGCCCACGGGGCCGCCTCGTTGACGACCTGCAGCGTGGTGGCGGTGTCGGTGGCCGCCACCTCGAGGGTGCTGCCGCTGGTGTCGGCCCGGGCCTCCCCCACGACGGCCGTCATCCACGGCCCGTAGGGCACGCAGTTGAACGTGATCTGCCACCGGAACTGGCTGAGCGTCTCGGTGTAGCCCATGACGAGCAGGTACAGGTCGTTGAAGCTGTGCTTGGTGGGCACGTTCGTGACCTTGATGACGTCGCCGACGTCGAGCAGGGCCACCTCCGGGACCTGGTCCACGATCGCCCGGGCGTCAACGGTCAGCGTCGGGAAGCGGGCCTCGTCCCACGTGCCGAGGTGCACGCGCCAGGCGGCCAGGCCCTCGCACTGCTCGTCCGAGTAGAGGCTGAGGGCGACGCTCTTGGCGTACCGGCCCACCCCGTCCTCGTCCGCCTCGGGCGGGTTGACGTTGAGGCTGCCTTCGAGCTTCTCGTAGCGACCCGAGGAGCCGCCCTCGCGCTGGACGGTGGAGTCGTTCTCCAGCGCGGAGTCGTCGTCGAGGGGGCTGAAGGCGCCGATCACGTGCCCGGGCGCGGTGTAGTCCAGGGTGAGCTTGGGCGTCTGGTTCTGCAGCGCGGATGGGCTGATGTACAGGAACCCGTTGCGGGCGCGCTGGTCGAGGAGGATCCCGCCGTCGGCGTCGGTCGCCTCCCGCACCGCGGTGAGGAAGGTGTCGACGGGCTGCGGCCCGACGCGTTCGCCGGCGAAGCGCTTGCCCCGCCAGGCCAGGGGGACGTCGTTCTCCCGGGCGACGCGGGTGATGCGGTCGGCGGTGAACTCCCCGGCGAAACCTAGCAGCATGGAGCCGACGGCGGAGGGGTTGTCGTAGGCGTCGGTGTCGATGGCGTCCCACACGGACAGGTGGCCGAGGGCCAGGCCGTCCACCAACTGGTTCCAGCCGTTGGGCGGGGAGCCCACGGAGGTGACCCGGCCGAGGGTGCCGGCGAACGTGTCGTCGAAGCCTCCGGCGTCGCCGCCCACGTCCTGCCAGACGATGCGCCAAGTGACGTTGCCGCCCACCTGCTGGGCGTAGAACCGGCACAGGACCCACTGGTTGAACAGGTCCGGGCCGGTGGCGATCAGCTGGGAGACGACGGCGACGCCGTCGGAGTTGTAGCCCAGGATGCGGGTGCCGGTGTCCTTGATCTGGATGCGCCAGTCCCGCACGGTGCCGGTGGTCTGGATCGACATGTAGCTGGCGTAATCGGACGGCTGGCTGTTCAGCCGGTACAGCCACCACACCGACCAGGTCGTGGTGGAGCCGCCCGCGGGCACCTGCCCGGACAGCCGGGAGGTGACGGCCCCGTTCTGGGTGGCCACAACGGGCAGCGCGGCCGAGGACGGCAGCGACGACTCCGAGGCGAACGTCATGTTCAGCGTCGTCATCGGCTGCACGCCGTCGATGGGGCTGTAGGCGCGGGTGGCGTCGGCGCCTTCCTCCAGCGGCCAGTAGGCGCGCGGGCGGTAGCCGGGCACTCGCCGGGCCAGAACGCTCTGCAGGGGGTCACGGCCGGAGTCCAGGCGCCGCTTCAGCGACTGCGCGGTGATCCGGACGATGCTGTCCACGTCGGCGTCGTCGGTCTCGGCCGGCCACTCCGACACCTCGCCGTGGAAGCGGTAGTCGCGGCGGGCGACCTGGGCGCCCCCGGACAGGGTCCACAGGTTCCCGGCCCCGTCGGTGAACGACGTCGTCCCGGCGGCCAGGGGCGTGAAGTCGACGTCGGCGACGACCAGGCCCTTGATGCCGCGGCGCACCTGGAAGCGACGGGCGTAGCCGATGAACGGGGTACGGGGCGGGGCGCCGGTGGGGTCGTTGATGCCGATCCGCAGGGCACCGGACGTCACCGACCGCATCCCGGTGGCGCCGGTGGCGGTGAGCGGCGCCGACACGGACGTCCAGGGGCCGCCCCAGGTGTCGGCCTGCCAGAACTGCACGGTCCAGCCGCCGTTGCCGTTGTCGGCGTCGAGGGTGGCGCGCAGGACCTTCCCGCCGTAGCCGGAGATGGACTGGAAGGCCTGCACCTCGGTGCCCGCGCCGGTGAAGAACCGGAAGCGCAGGTTGCCGTTGTAGACCGACAGCATCCACTGCTTCTCCGCCATCACCGACGACCACTTGCCGATCAGGACCTGGTTGGCGGTGGCGTCGGTGAGGGTGGCGTCGAACTCCACCCGCACGTCGATGTCCCCGGCGATGTCCAGCGCGGCGCTGTGCGGGGTGGTCACCGTGCCGGTGTCGTCGAAGATCTCCAGATGGCTGGTGGTCGCCGGGACGCTGATCCGGATCGGGGTGTTGCGCGACAGCTGCCGGTAGTACGGCGAGACCGGGTTACGGGGGCTGTACTTCCCGTGCCGGTTGTTCAGGCCGAACGTGTACCTGGACGGGTCGGCCTCCGACGCCCAGGACGACAAGCCGCGGGTGCCCTGCATGTCCGACTCCGTGCGCACGTCCGCGCTGATGTCGGTCCAGATGCCGCCCAGGTTGAGCTCGGTGGTGATGTCCACCCGTCACGTCACCTTCCCTTGCCCGTAGGCCCTCTGCACGCTGCCGCCGCCGTAGACGACGACCGAGCGGCGCATGAACCGGTTGAAGTCGTCCTCGGAGCCGACGAACCGCACCGTCACGTCCCGGGCCGCGGCCCCTGCGCGGCGCACCCCGGTGGGGGTGACGTCGGCGGTCATGCCGGGGATGGACCCGGTGATGCCCTGCAGCTGGTCGCGCAGGGCCGGTGTCTGGGCGGCGATGCCGTCCATGAAGCCGGACATGAGCGCGGCACCGGACGGGGCGAGGATCCGCATGTCGACCCGCATCGGGCCCTTCCAGTCCGGCAGCATGCTGGTGATCCCGGACAGCTTGCTTTTCAGCGCGCCGACCATGCCGGTGATGCCGTTGATCAGGCCCTGGATCAGCGCGCGGCCGGCGCCGACGAGGAGCCGGTTGAGGTTGCCGATCGCCGACATCAGCCGCCCGGGCAGGCCGCGCACCCACGACACCAGGGACAGGGCCTTCTGCACGGCCGTGTTGCGCAGGGCCTGGAACGCGGAGGACGCCCGCTGCCGCAGGACGCCGAGCAGCCCGGCCAGGGCACTGTTCACGCGGCCCGGCAGGCCGGTGATCCACGAGACCAGGGCGAGCGCCTTCTTAATGGCCCAGTCCTTGGCCTGACCGAACCACGCCGAAATCTTGCCGGGGATCCGCGAGAGCCACTCGACCCCGGCCAGGATGCCGTTCACTGCGCCCTTGACCTGCGCCACGGCCCAGTTCCAGGCGGCCAGCGTGTAGGCCTTGACCTTGTCCCAGTTGGCGATGATCAGCGCGACGAGACCGATGACGATGGCGATGATCCACCCGACGGGGCCCATGGCGATCAGCCACTGCGCGGCCATGGTCGCCGCCCAGATCACCGCCCGGGCGGCCATGCGCACGAACTGCGCCACGGCGATCGCGGCGGTGCGGATCATCTGCGCGGCGAACCGCGCCATCGCCTTCAGGGCGGCGCCCGTCCACGCGGCCGCGGTGCGGGCGGCCTGCGCCACGGCCGAGGCCGCGATGCGGGCGCCGGACTTGATGGCGGTCGCCGCCGTGGTCACCCACCGGCGGGCGACCTGCCCGAGGCGGGAGTTCATCATGCTGGAGACGGTCTCGACCGCCGAGGAGGCGGCCTTGAAGGCCTTGAAGGCGACGACCGCGCCGAGGATCGCGCCCGCCAGGACGTTGACCGCCTCGGGCGGCAGAGAGTTGATGATCCGCGCCAGGAACAGCGACACCTGCGCCGCGATACCGATGATCGGCGCCAGCGCCACGATGAGCTTGAGGGCGGCCTGGGCGAGCGTGCCGAGCTCCTGCGCGCCCTCACGCGCCAGGGCGACGAACTGCGCGAACCCCTCGGACTCGCTCAGGCCCTGGCCCCACTTGGCGAACGCCGCGGTGGACTTCTCGAACCCGCCCGACATCTCGTCCGACATGGGCAGGAACGCCTTGATCACACCGCCGATCCCGACGGCGATGTTCTTCAGCCCCGACAGGAAGGACTTGAGGTTCTGCCCGGCGACCTTCGCCATGGAGTTCGCGAACGTCTCCAGGCCCTTGCCCTTGGTGCCGCGGTCGATCTCGTCGATGAACGACCCGAACGCCTTGGACGCCTCCTTGACGAACGGGGTGAGCAGCGGCAGCAGCCGCCGCACGACCTGAAGGCCCTTGGTGTAGACGGGCATGGTCGACGAGCTGAGGCTGTCGGACCACTTCTGCTGGTCCTTCTTCAGCCCGATGAACTCCTTGGCCATCGCCCGCGTGTGCGGCGGCATCTGCGCGAGGGCGTCGGTGTAGGCCTTCTGCTTCTCGGCGGCGTCCTCCGCGCCGGCCGCCGCGGCCTTCTCCGCTTCCTCGGCGAGGGTGGCGGCCTCGGACACGGACTGCATCTGCGGCCCGACCGCCAGCTGGAACGCTTTGGCGGCCACGCCGGCGGAGGCGAACGCCGCGGCCATACCGCCCACACCGGCCGCCACCGCCGCGGCGATCGGCACACCAGCACCGAGGCCCAGGATGCCCTTGCCGAGGCCGGCCAGCTTGTCCTTGGCGCTGTCGACGCCCTCGCGCAGGGCGTCCGTGTCGATGCCCAGGCGGACCGTCATCGAGGCGAGCGTGGCCAAGGCCATCACCCCCTCAGGTCGCTATGGAGTTGTGGAGTTGAAGCCACCGCCGAGAGCGGCGTTCGCCATCTGCGCCATGCGGAACAGCTCTTCAGGGGACTTGCGTACCTTCGTGCGGTCCCAGCGGGGCATGAAGTCGGCGACGGTGGGGGCCCGCTGGCCCTTGCCACGGTTCACGCTCGCGATGACGGACGCGATCAGCGCGGCCTGGACGTCGCCACGGGCCCCGCCGAGGGGCCCGGTGAGCTTCTCGTAGGCCATCCACTCGGCGAGCTCAGCCGAGCCCATGTTGGCGAGCATGTCGCGGACGGACTTGGCCTTGAGGTGGCCGGCCAGGCGGAAGTAGAACTGCCGCTCCGGCCGGCTCCTCAGTTTCCCGTCAGCTCCTTGACGTCCTCCTCGGACATCTTCGACAGCGTCATGGCGACGTCACACACCCGCTGCAACGCGCGGGCGGACTTCTCGCCCAGCCGCTTGGTCTCGGCCACCGAGCGGAACAGCTGCTTGCCGCTCTCGTCGACGATCGCCGCGGCGGCGAGCCGGGCCCGGAACCCCTCCAGGCCCTCGGCCCGCACGGACGCGCCGTCCTTGCCGACGAACTGGGCCTCGAACTTGTCCCGCTCGGTGCCGGGCAGCTCGCGCACCCGCACGGTCCCGCCCCACTCGGGCACGTCCACGTCCTCGTGGGCGAGGTCGTCGGCGTCGAGGATCTGCTCTGCGGACAGGTACGTCGTCACGATCACGCTCCCGTGGTGATCTCGGGCTTGCCCGAGACCTTGAAGGTCAGCGACGCGGCCAGCTTGTCGTCGTGCGGGGCCTCCGGCTCGAAGTTCGTCAGCACGGCGGCGAACGCCCACGTGCCCAGTTCGAGCGGCCACACCACCAAGTAGTTGCGGGGCGCGGTGTCGCCGAAGTCGGCGATCAGCGAGTCGTGCTCGCGCGGGTCGTAGTTGATGTCGATCTCGACCTCGCCCCCGTCCTTCAGGCCGCCGATGAACTCGCGCCAGGCGTCCGGGGAGCCGTGCGAGGTGACGTCGAGGGTCTCCCGCTCCAGGCCGGGCGGGGTGATGTCGGTGACATTCGCGATCGCCATGAACGTCTCGGTGGGGGTGGCACCGTCGCCGCGCTGCAGCTGGGTACCGAAAGCGTCCAGACCAGCCATGGCCTGACTCCTTTACGACTTGGTCAGCCACACGCGATAGCTGACGTTGATGTGCCTGATGTCGGGGTCGGGGTCGCGCAGCTCGGTGTGCTGCTGGTGCGCGATCGACACGTCGCGGAAGCCGGCCACGGTGAGCGGCTGGCGGTCGAGGGCGGCGTCGAGCTCGGTGAGGATGCCCGCGGCCTCCTTGTAGCCGCGGTACTTGGACCACACGTGCAGCACGATGGAGGCCTCCAGGCCGCGCTGGTTGTGCGCGTCGTCCACGTTCTCGGTGATCGAGCCGAGCGACACGTAGGGGTGCGCGACCTGCTCGGGCACCTCGTCGTAGACGCCAGAGACCAGCGCGGTCAGCGGAGCGTGGGCGCGCAGCTTCGCGACGACGGCCTGCTGCAGCGGCCACAGGGCGGCGGTCACGTGCGCTTCTCCGCGCGCTCGATCTTCTTCTTCAGCCTGGCGATCTCTTGCTCAGCGTCATCTCGCTTCTTCAGCTCACGCGCGAGCTGGCGGCGCCAGGTGTCCAGCAGGCTCATGCGGCACCCCCTCCCATGTGCCGGCGGAACGCGGCGCGGTAGGTGCGGGTGACCTGGCGGCGGTGCTCGTTGAACGCGGGCACCAGGAAGGGCTGGTCGTCCATCTTGCTGGTGCCCTTCTCCACGTAGTACGCGTACTCGAGCTCGGCGGGGTCCCAGACGCCGACGTCGGCGCGGCCGAAGTGGTCGTTGACGCGTTCCTCGAGGGCCTGCCACAGGTTGCCCTTGTCGCGGGGCACCTTGTCCTCGGCGGTGCTGAGCACGGCCTCTGCCCACTCGTGTAGGGCCTCGGTGCGGGCCTCGCGCATGGCTTCGGGCACGCGCTCGATCGCGCGGAGTGCCTCGCGCAGGCCGTCCAGGCGGATGCGGACGGCCACGGCTCAGGGCAGCTGCAGGACGGCCACGGTGACGGACGTGACCGCGCTGTAGGTGATGGACGCGCGGCCGGTCATCGGGTCGCGGTACGTCGACTTGAGCGGGATGAACGCCGACCCCGAGGCGGGGATGACCTGCTGGGCGTCGGCCACGGCGAGGTCGCCGACCGTGCCGGGGGTGGCGAGGGTGACGGTCTTGGAGGCGGCGTCGCCGTTGCGGACGTGCAGCACCAGCTTGTCCCCGACGGGGGCCTGGTCGCCGCCGCCGGCGGCGCTGGCGTAGGTGGGCTGCAGCCCGGACAGGGGCAGCCGCTGCGCGGACAGGATGGCCATGGTGGTTCCTCAGCTTCCGGTGGTGGGCTGGCGGACGGTGCAGTCCGCCCGCAGGTAGGTGCCGGGCTCGGACGGCTCGAAGACGGCGAACACCTTCAGCACCCGGCCGGGCGGGCGGAGCTCGTCGCCGCGGCGCACGTCGGTGCCGGGGTGGAAGTACCAGGTCTCGTTGAGCTCGGCGCCGGCCTGGTCGGCGGCCTGGCGCTCGCGCGCGGACGGCTGCGACTTGCGTGCGCGCGGTGTGCCGGTCTGCGCCCAGGTGGTTTCCTGGCCGCCTCCGCCGTCGTCGGCGGTGCTCGCCCGCCACACCGGCACGCTCGTGTTCAGCAGCCGGCCGACGCGGCTCACCGCGACCTCACCAGCGTGATGCCGCCGCCGAAGCGGGCGGCGAGCTGCTCGCGCAGGTACTCGGGCAGCTCGATCTCGGTGATGCGGCCGCCGTCGCCGTACTGCACGGCGTAGTCGCCGATCCGCTCGGATCGGACGTCCTTGGCGGCCAGGCCCTCGCCGCCGGGCTGGGCCCGGTAGTGGACGAGGACGGCGGCCGCGATGCGGCAGACAATGCCCACGATGTCGTCGGTCACCGTGGGAAGGCCGTGCGTCTGGACGACGGTGACCTCTGTCGGCCCGTAGCCGGTCGACCAGCCGCCCGCCCGCCACAGCCGGTGCGAGCTCAGCCGCCAGTCGGTGACCGCCTGGCCGTCGATCTCCACCGACGCCACCGACTGAATCGGAGGGCCGGGCAGCGTCAGCCACTGCGAATCGTCCGGGCCCTCGAGGTCGACGGTGGAGGTGGTCTGGCTGATGGGTACGCCGGCCGCTTCCCGCACGGCGGCGGAGGCCTCCGCCAGGTAGGTGGCGACGATCGCCGTCTCGCCGGGTTCGACGGTCAGGCCGCGGGCCTCCAGGTCGGCCACCGTCGCCAGGGGTTCCAGTGCCACGGTGGCCTCCCGTCAGCTCGCGATCTCGATCAGATCGGCCTTGGTGTAGTTCGCCGCGTCCTCGGCGGAGAGCTTGCCGAGGCGGACGACGTAGCCGATCCACTCCGACTTGTCGGCGTCCTCGGCGGGGCGGCCGTCGCTTGCGGCGAGGGCCTGGACGTCGGCAGGTGTGGCCGGCTGCTGCGGCTGGTCGGGCAGGTCGGCCAGGTCCTGCTTGGTCATGGACTCGGCCTCGTCGGGGTCCATGCCGTGGACGTCGACAGCCCACCCGACCCACTCGGCCTTACGGGCGTTGGCCGCCGGCCGCGGCGCCTGCCCCGGGACGTGGCCGCTCTGCTCCTCGAGGGGCCCGGCGTCCGCCGACGGCAGGAGGCTGCCGGTGTAGGGAGAGCCGTCCGCGTTGACGCGGCGCAGCTGGCCCTTGGTGAGCCGGTCAGCGATCGGCTCGGGCAGCGGCAGGTCCATCTCGATGGTCTGTCCGCCTTCACCGCGGACGTGAATGGTCTCGGCCATGTCAGGTGTTCCTCGGAACCTTGAAGGCGGTGATGGTCCCGGCGACGAACCCGGTGGCGATGTCCACCAGGATCGTGCCGTCGTTCTGCAGGAACCGGCCCGACTCGAACGGCCCGATCCAGCGGGTGGCGTTGTTGCCGACGCTGACGACGAGGTTGCCCAGGCCGGCCGCGATGGCAGGCGGGTTGTCGCCCGCCAGGACGGTGACGTTGCCGCCGGTGGCCCCGGCGGTCACCCGCAGCAGGGTCAGTTCCGGGACGGCCTTGCCGTTCGGCCCGGCCGTGGGGATGACGTGGCCGTTGCCGGTGCCGGCGTTCGTCGCCGTCCCGGCCGGGTCGGCGAGGTCGCCGTTGGGGACGAGGTTGCTGTACGCAACAGCGGTGCGTGCCACGGGGGCACCTCCTAGGTGTTCTTCGGCAGGTAGAAGACGGTGATGCCGCCCTGCGGGCTGGCGCCGGTGACGTCGATTTCCATCGACCCGTCGGACTGGATGAACCGTCCGGAGTCGAACGGGCCCAGCCAGCGCGTGCCCTGGGCGGGCACGGACACCGACAGGTCGCCCTGCCCGGCCGCCTGGGCGGCCGGCTTGTCCCCCGCGCGCACGATGAGCGTGAACGCGTTGGTGGCGTGGTCGTTGGTGTAGCGGATGACGGTGCGTTCCGGCTCCGCGCGGGCCACCGACATCCCGTTGGCGGGGTCGATGGCCTGCCCGAAGTCCTCCACGTGGACGCCGTTGGGCTGGAACCTGCGCACGGTGATCGCAGTGCGTGCCATGGCTCAGCCTCCGATCAGGGGGTGGCGTCGATGTAGGCGACGGCGATTCCCTCGGGGCGGATCAGCTTCGCGCCGTACAGGGCCAGGCCCTTGACGGCGTCGCTGAAGGACGACTCCGGCCGATAGGCCTCGGTCTTGTTGATCTGCTCGGCGAAGGAGATGGCTCCGTTGACGCCGGCCTGGACGACGTGCACGCCCGCGGTCGGCTCCGGGGTGTTGTTCGACTCGAAGATCTCGAACCCGGCCGCCCGGCCGACGGCGCCGTTGCGCAGGGCGTCGGTCTGCCCGGACTTGGCGTAGTCGGTGAACCGGTCGTCCATCAGCAGGGAGGCGTAGCCCTCAGGCGGGACGATGCAGTACCGGCCTGCAGTGGGGACGTTGGCGCGCTTCATCTTCGTGCGCAGCGGCACCAGGACCTTGTCGTAGAAGTCCTTGGGGGTGGTGTGCACGTTGATCGGGGAGCCGGTGGAGCCGAGCGTGTTCGCCGTGACCGCCCCGGTGTAGAAGCTGGCGACGTAGCGGTCGGCTTCGTCGGCCAGACCGTGCGCGGCCTCGCTCATGGCCTGCGGCATGACGCTGCCCTTGGCCTGCCGCTTGTCGACGTCGTCGACCTTGAAGGCGAAGTACTTGGACTGGTCGATGACCAGGGTGCGCTGGGCGTCGGTCAGTTCCTCGGGAACGATGACCGTGCTGTTCGGCACGTAGTTGCCGATGGTCGGGCGGGAGATCGAGGTGATGCGGACGGTGTCGCCCGCCTCGGCGATGTCGCCCTCGTAGTCGCGGTTGACGACCACGGGGCCGGCGTAGACGAGCTCGTTGCGCCAGGCGACGAGCAGGCGTGCCGCCCAGACTTCCGGCACGAAACGGCGGATGGACATGGGGTGTTCTCCTGTCAGCCAGACCCCAGCAGGTCCTCAAGGCGGCCGTCGTTCTGCGCCTTGACGATCTGGTCCGGGGTCATCTTCTTGAGGTCGCTCTGGGTGAGCTGCTTCGGCCGGCCCGCCTTGCGCTGGGCGCCGCCGTCGCCAGAGCCCTGGAACCTGCGACCCGTTGCGGCAGCCAGGTAGGGCTTGTTCTTGATCAGTTCCTCGATCGCGTCGGCGATCTCGTCGGCGTCGACCTCGCCGTCCGCGTCGACCTCGAACTGCTCGAGGTCGAGGAAGCGCAGGGCGTCGCGCGGGTCCGCCAGCTTCTTCGCGGCGGCCGCGCGGATCTCGGCCTTGATGATGCGGGTGTTCGCCGTAGCCGTTGCGGCTGCGGTCGCCTTGGCCACGGCGTCATCGCTGGCGCCCTGGTTCGCGCGCTCCTCGGCCTGGCGGCGTCGGGTCCGCTCGGCCTTGAGCTTCTCCTTCATCCGGGCCAGGGCCTTCTTGCCCGGGTCGCCGAGTTGGTCGGCGCCCTCGGGGTCGGCGTCGTCGTCCTCGTCGTCCCCGTCGCCGCCCTCGTCGTCTCCGGCGCCCGAGTCGTCGTCCTGGTCGTCGTCGCCGGTGCCCTCGTCGTCCTGGTTCTCCTCGTCCTCGTCGTCGGCGGCGCCGAGGATGGGCCAGATCGGGTGCAGCTCGTCGTCCTCGCCGGGGCGGGCCTTGCGCCAGCCCAGCGCCAGGGCGCCGGTGAGCGGGTGGGTGGGCAGGGGTGCGTGCATGGTGGGTCTCCCGTTGCGGGTGGATGGGCCGCGCGTTGCGCGCGGTCGAGTAGGGGGCCGTGCGACCCTGGCCGGATGTGGACTTTCGAACCGCATCCCGTGCGGGGTTGGTTTGCCGTCTGCGCAACCGGCTACCGGTCGTGGTTCGCCACTGCGGCCAAGGCGCGACGCTTCGCGGCGGCACGGCCTCACGGCGTCGCGCGGCCGTAGCCACGCGAGGTCAGACGATGTAGCCGTTGCGCTTCAGCAGCCGGATCGCGTGGTCCCGGTCGCCGTCGGCCTGGCGGTAGATCTCCTCCGGCATGAGCCGGGGGGCCTTCGCGCCGCGCAGCCGTACGAGCTGCTCGCGGCCGGTGCGGGTGCGGCGGGTGAACTCCGAGACGACCTTTGTGCGGCCGCCCGTGCGCGGGGCCGTGCGCGCGGTCGGATCACCGGTGATGAGCCGGGCCCCGGCCAGGCCGCGGCGGGTGACGCCCTCCTTGGTGGCATGCACCTCGCGGCCGTAGGCCGTGACGGTTTGCATGCCGAGCCGGGCGTTGACGACCTGGGCGATGTCGGCGCCCTCGGCGATGGCGTCCACGCCCGAGGCGCCGAACGCCTTGCGCTGCTGGGCGGGGGTCATCTGCTCGAACAGCTGCTGCGGCGAGAGCAGCTCCCACGTGTCGTCCGGGCGGCGCGGTGCCACGGTGCAGTCACAGCGCGGGTGCCTCTCGAAGCCCTCGCTGAGGGTGTACTCCCGGCCGGCGAGGATCACGCACCTCGCGCACGCGGGCAGGTGCACCACGCGCACGTAGGACACCACCCGCGGGCGGGCGATCATCCCGGCCATGTCCGCGATCCGCCCCGCGTCCGCGATCAGCGTGCGGGTGACCATCTCCAGGAACGCCGCCCCGGACAGGATCGACAGCGTGGTGCTGAAGCCGCGCCGGATCCGGTTCAGCGCGATCAGCAGCGGATACAGCAGCGGCACGCCCAGGTCGCCGGTCGCGGCCACGGCCGCCTCCGGGTCGACGGCGCCCTCGCCCTCGCCGACCGTCTGCCGCAGCCACGGGTCGGCCGTGGACGCGGCGGCCAGCTGCCCGGCACGGATCAGCTCGGCCGCCAGCACAGCACGCGCCAGCCACGAGCCCTCGAGGTCCTCCGGGTCGACGCCACCCCACACCGCGCGCACGGCGGCCGCCGTCGTCGCGGCCTGCGCGGCCCGCTCGGCCTGGTGCGCCTCGTCCGGCGCGGGCACCGTCATACCGGCACCTCGTCCAGCTCCTCCGCCTCGGCGTCGACGTCCTCACCGTCGTCCGGCTCGGCGCCCGGGCGGCGGGCGAGCATGGCGGTGGCCGCGGCCACCGGGTCCATCTCGGCCTCGCGCTCGCGCATCGCGACGACGTCGGCGACCTCGGTGGGGGTGAGGCCGTACCGCAGGGCCAGCCACTCGAAGGGGAACCCGATGTCCTTCAGTTTCACCAACGCGTCGGCGAGCTGCGCGTAGGAGCGGGACTCCGAGTCGGCCCACAGCACGCTTCCGGCGCGCATGGCCTTGGCCTTGGCGTCCTCGCCCCGGGCCAGGTAGATCAGGCGGGCGACCTCGCGCAGAGCCTGCCCGAACCACAACTTCTTCTCGTTGACCCGCTTCACCAGGCCCGTCTCGGCGGCCAGCAGGGCGTCACCGGACAGGTTGGCCATCTTGCCGATCAGGTAATGCTGGGGGGTCCTCGTCTGGGCGGCGAGGTGGCCGACCGCGACCTCGATAATCGCGGTGTACGCCTGCAAGTTGGCGGCCTGCCACTCGGCAATCTTGGCGTCCTTGCCGGTGATCCACGCGACGCGGTCCACGGCGAACTTCGCCAGGTCCACGGGCTCCTTGCCGACGATCTGCCCGGCCGCGTTCAGCTTCGGAATCATCGGCCGCTCGGCGCCGAGCACGACCCGCTGCGGGAACGAGGCGTAGTCGGAGGCCGTGAACAGCTGCGCCCACACGAGGTTGATGGCGTCCTGCATGGCCACCACGCCGGACACGTCCGAGATCGGATCGTCCACCAGCATCGGCTTGTTCGGCAGCTCCACCAGCGGCACCAAGCCCATGGGGTTGGGCTGCGGGTTCGGCTCGCCCAGCGCCATCTCGTCGCGCGGCTCCCACGTGCGCCGGCGCTCCTCGGCCCCGGGCGGCAGCCACAGCCGCATCGCGTCGTCGACGTCGGCCATCTGCGGGGACTTGTCCTGCCGCGAGAGCGGCCGCTCGAACTTCCACAGCTGGTCCGGCAGGTAGAGGGTGGCGTAGTCGACGTTGCCGTCCTGCCACCGCTTCAGCCCGGCCCGCCGGCGCACGCGCGAGCCGGGCTCGTAGGCGACGATGCACTGCGCGGCGTCCTCGAACGTGACGATGGGGGTGTCCTCGTCGTCGGGGTCACCCCACACCAGCACGAACGACCGCGCCGAGTTGACCGCGCCGAGGAACCCCAGCTGGCTGTCGCCGTCAAGGCCGTTCATCTGCCAGACCTGCCACAGGTCCTTGTCGGCCTTCTCCTCGCCGGAGGCCTGGAAGCCGGTGACGTCGAGGCGCTCCACCGGGCTGTCGGCCACGACCTGGACCCAGTTGTCGGAGAAGTCCCTGTACCTGTCGCCGTGGAACTTGGCGAAGTCGTCGCTGGCGAACTTCAGCGGCTGCTTGCCGCGGTAGTACTCGCCGTTCCGGTCGATCTCCGCGCGCCGCCGGATCAACTCCGACTCCAGCAGGGACACCAGCTGCAGGGCCTGCGCCAGGGTGGCCATCCACGCCCCCTTTCACGAGCCGTAGTAGTAGGACACTTCCTGCTCTGTCAGACCGGCCGCGATGACGTCGCCGAGGGCCTCGTGCGCGAGGACCGACGACACCGTGATGTCGATCTTCTGGGCGGGGCTGGCCTTGCGGAGCACGTACAGCCCGGACGGCCGTTCGGCCTTGCGGGTGTTCTCGATGTGTGACTGCGTCATCTCGCAGCCGTCGTGCGTGAACGCTGCGGCCCGCTGCCCGTCGGCCGTGTTCCGCTTGAGCACGTCCGTCCGCAGCCGCTCGGCCGCGGCGTGCATCTGCACCATGCGGCGCGTGTACCAGCGGATGACGCGTTCCTCGCCGTACTGGTCCACCCACTCGTCGACCTCGGTGTCCCAGTACGGCGGGTCGGCGTACAGCCGGACGACGTCGTAGCGGTGCATCAACTGCTCCATCGCCGCGCGCACTTCGGCCCGCGGGACCTGGCCGCCGTAGTCGGCCGGGTTCCAGATGGTTGGCTCGTCGTTCGCCCCGTACAGCGGGGTGAACTGGTAGCCGTCCATCGTCTCGGCCCGAATCGACGTCCAGTCGTCCATGTCGCTGCCGTCGAACCCGAGCACGATGCGAGTGAACGGCCGCACCCGGCGCGGCTTGGCCTTGGCCGCCCACTTCGTTCCGTCCAGCCACGAGGCGGTGCCGGCCACGCACCGGTTGCCGAAGAACCGCTCCCCCTGCGCCGGGTCCTTCTCCATGATCTCGGCGCACTCGGCCTCGATGGCGTCGAGGTCGACGTGCGCCGAACCGGCGTAGACGTGCCGGAAGATCTTCCGGCGCTGCCGCTTGTCCCCGAAGCTGAGCGACTTCGGGGCCTGCGGGTGGTACTTGAAGATGTCCCGCCGCTTGGACTGGGACGTCGTCTGCGCCACGGAGTCCTCGGACGGATCCCACGAGTTGGTGGTCTCCATCGAGCGGCCGCCCATGCCGGCCGCGCCGCGGCGCTGGGTCTCGGCGACCTTCCGCAGCTTGTTCGCCGCGGTATACAGGCCGGTCTCGTCCTGCATCGCAAAGATGATCGGGTTGCCGAGCCTGCTCAAGGCCGAGGACGTGACGACATCGATCTGCCCGTCCTCGCCGACCCGGGCGAACTCCTCGCCGACCCGGATCCGTTCCTGCAGCGGACCCTTCTTGACCATCGCCTTCAGCGGCCGGTAGACGTTCGCGACCTGGTCCTCGGACGTCGCGGTCAACTGGATCAGCGGAGTCGGCCACGGCATGCCCATCGGCTCGCCCGGCTCGTACGTGTACCACCAGCCGCAGCCGCAGCCGTAGTCCGCGCAGACGAACCGCTCACCGCCCAGCGCCCAGCCGGCGAACACCACCGGCCCGCAAGCCTCGGCGAGCACGATGGCCGCCGACCAGGGGCCCTTGCCGGTCTTCTGCGGGGCCACGACCTGGCTGCGGCGGTAGTGGAACGCCGGCGCGAGCTGGCCCGGGCGCGCGTCCGGGCGGACGCGGTAGTGATTGACGGTGCACCACAGCTGCCACGGGTACAGCTCGAGGTCCTGGCCCGCGCGGAACCCGTCGGGCACGGGGCAGTGCCGCTCGATCCAGTCCGGGACGACCCACAGCGTGGGGAAGTCGACGACGAACTCGGCCCCGGGCTCAGTCCTCCCGGCCACGGAACGGCACAACCTTCATGCGGTCGCGCGCGGACTTCCGACGCGGCGCCGGCTCCGTCGGCTCGCTCTCCTCAGCGGCCGGGACGGTGCCCGGCTCGCCGGGCGAGATCTTCCACCGGTTGCGCAGCATGCCCTGTACGGACAGGCCGAGGCTGTCGAGGTACTGCCGCGCAAGCTTGCGCACGTCGACCTTGGCGTCTGGCTGCTCGGCCTCGGCGAGGCAGCGCACGAACAGGGCCACCTCGATCTCCTGGCCGAGCTCCTCCCACATCACGGCCTGTGGCCGTTCCCACAGCTCGTCCCACAGCCGCAGCTCGCGGTCCGCCGGCTCGGTCAGTGGCCAGTCCGGCGCGAAACCGGGGCGCCCCTCGTAGGGCAGGAGCGTCCAGCCGGCCTTGTCCGAGGGCCGGTTGCGGCGCAGCGCGAGCGGATCGGGTGCCGGTCCGGAGACGACGCGGGCTCCTCCACGGGCCATGGTGATCACTCCTCCCCGCTGCCTTGCGCAGCGTCGGCGATCGTCACGTTGCGTGACGATCTTGACCCTTTGAACC